ACGAGCTGGTGGACCCGACACACGGCGTCCTGACGCTGGTCGGCGGCGACGCTGGCCCGTACCCCGGCCTGCTTGCGCTGGTCGACTACGCCTACACCCCCGGCCCGCCGGCTGACATCCAGCTCGCGGCCACCATGATCGGCGCCGGCCAGATGTCCGCCATCATGGCCATCCAGCGCGGGAGCAGCGTCATCGCCGACAACCCGTCGCTGGCCGGCGTCGAGCAGATCAGCGTCGGGCAGAACGACGTCTCGGTCAGGCTCAGCTCGACCGTCACCGGCGGCGCGGCCGCCCGAACCTCGGCGGCCGGGTCGTCCTGGGCCGCTCCGGGCTCGGCCGTGGCCGCCATCCTCGACCGCTACCGGCGTCCAGTGATCGCGTAATGCGTGCAGCATGAGCTCGCCGATCGCGCTCCCGATGGGCTGGCTGCGAGGCATCTCTGATGCCTTCCTGCCCGATACAGCAACGATCTCGCGCTACACCGAGAGCAACACCGCTGACGGCGTGGTCCAGGACTGGCAGGTCGTAGCGACCGGCGTCCCGTGCCGGGTCAGCCCGTCCGGAACGACCGCCGCCGAGACGGCCGGCTCGACCACCAACGTGCTACGCGGCGTCTCGGACTGGGTGATCTGGCTGCCAGCCCTGACCGACGTCAACGACCGCGACCGGATCACCGTCACCGGGGCCGACCGCCCGGACGCGCGGACCTTCGAGGTCAACCGCGTCGGCGAGCGCAGCTACGAAGCGTCGCGCGAGCTGATCTGCTCACTGCTGACGTAGGGAGAAGCGATGGCCGTCATCACTGTCCAGCGGATCGTCCTGCTGATCGGCGTGATCCTCTGCGTGCTCGGCGCGTTCGGGGTCGCGCTCGGGCCGGCCGACGTCTTCCAGGTCGGCGTCGCCGTCTGCTTCGCCTCCTGGCTGGTGCCGTAGCCGTGGCCGGCGCCACCGGCGTCACGATCCGCATCGTGTCGAACAAGCTGGCCTCCACGGCGGCCGGGCAGCATGCCGAGACGCTCGCCGCCGTCTCACGCGCCGGCTTCGCGATCGAGGCGGCCGGCAAGGCGAAAGCGCCCGTCCTGACCGGCACGCTCCGGCGCTCGATCCACACCGTGCTGTCGAACGGCGGCGCGACCGCGACGGTCGGCCCGTCGGTCAACTACGGCATCTTCGTCGAGTTCGGCACCCGCCGGATGGGCGCGCGACCGTACATGCGGCCGGCCGCCGAGCTGGTGTTCCCGCGCTTCGTCGACGAGATCAAGGCGATCACTCGGAAGGTCTACTAACGTGGCCGTCGAAGGCCAGCGGGTCGCCGCGTTCGTCTGGGACGCCTTGCGCAACGACTCCGGCGCCGGCGGCGTCAACACCCTGCTGGGCGGGACGCCGGCCACGCCAGGGCGGATCTACCGCGACCAGGCGCCGCAGGCGGCCCAGCTCCCGGCGGCCGTGATCGCGCTGGTGTCGTCGACGGACTCCAACACGCTCGGCGGCGTCCGGGCGTTCGACGTCGTCCTGGTCGACGTCAGAGTCGTCGCGAGCGGCGTCAACTGGGGCGCGATCGACCCGATCGCCGACCGCGTCGACGTCGTCTTGCACGGCCGGGTCGGCACGCGCAGCGGCGTGCAGGTCGTCGAGCTACGCCGCGACCAGACCCAGGCGTTCGTCGAAGTCGACGCTGGCGCGTCGTTCTCGCATCTGATCCAGACGTACCGCACCGAGGCGCACGCCACCGCGTAGGGGAGAACGCCATGCCAGACAGATACCTGGTTACCGAGATCTGTGAGATCGGCGTCGAAAGTGTTCCGGGCACGGCCGTGCCGTCAACGGTCAAGCTCGGCGGCCTGGTCATCGAGCTGGACACGGCCCTGGAGCTCGACCGGATCGCGCCGTCTGGGAACCTCTGGGATACGATCGCGGCGCCCAGGCAGGAGCACGCGACCGGGTCGCTCTCCGGCTATCCGACCTACACCGAGCTGCCGTACGTGTTCTCAAACGTGTTCGGTGCGGCCGTCGTCACCACGCCGTCGGGCGCCGTCAACGCGCGCCGCTGGTCGTGGGCGCCGTCGTCCTCGACGCCGTGGACGCCGCTGACCTGGACCATCCGGCGCGGCATGGTCGGCAACACCGCCGAGCTCGCGGCCTACGGCCTGCTCTCCGGCGTCTCGCTCTCGTTCACGCGGACGGCGCAGCCGGAGATCGGCGGCGACCTGTTCGCGCGGGCGCTCGACTACGCCGCCAGCGTCGGGGCGACCGGCCTGACCGCGCTCGACCTGGTGCCGGTCCTGCCGACCCAGGTCTGCGTCTACCTCGACGACACGTTCGCCGAGCTGGGCACCACCAAGCTGACGCGCGATTTCTTAGCAAGCATCGAGATCAGCGACCTGTTCGGCCCGTTCTGGCCGCTGGACTGCGAAAACCTCAGTTTTGGCGGCCACGCCCCGCTGAAGCCTGAGGCGATGGCGATGCTCCAGCTCGGCAACGACACCCAGGGCCGCGAGCCGGTCAGCCCGATGCGCACCGGCGACACCCGCTACCTGCGGATCGAGGCGACCGGGCCGCAGATCGACGCCGGGCCGCCGGCCCACACCCACCGGCTGCGGATCGACGCCGCGCTCAAGGTCGTGCAGGCGCCGACGCGGGGCGACAGCGACGGGCTCTCAACGCTGGAATGGGGCTTTGGCATCTTCGACGACCCCGCGTTCGGCGGGGCGCTCCGCGTCGAGCTCACCACGAACATCGCCGCGCTCTAGGAGGGAGGAGCTATGCCGTTTGACCTGGCGTCGGTCGAGCGCGGGCACGGCGAGTGCGTCGCCGAATGGCAGGGTGATGAGATCGTGCTCCGCTACCGGGCCAGTCTCGACAACCGCGCGATGATCGCGGTCAAGCGCGCGCTCGTCGGCGTCGAAATGATCGGGGCGCCGGTGCGAGTGCCCGACTTCGAGGCGGCGATTGACGAGCTGGTCCGCCTGCTGCTGCCGTCCGGCCCGGACGTGCCGGAGCATGAGCGCGGCTGGGACATCACGCGCGACGGCGTCCCGGTCGCGATCACGCCGGAGGAGCTGATCGCGCTGCCGTTGGGCCTGCCGGTCGCGCTGCTGATGGCCGTGTTCGCGGACGTCAGCGACCCAAACCGCGTACGGCCCTGCAGCGCTGGCTCGTCACCGGCGGACGGCTCGGAGGGCCGCCTGACTACTACGGCATCGTCAAAGACGCGCAATGGGCGCATCTCGCCCCCTGGACGCTCGCCGGCCTCGACCACACCGCCGGCTGGCTCTGCTGGCGGCTCTGGATAAACAGCGTGCGGAACGCCGAGATCGCCGCCGAGAACGAGCAGGCCCTCAAACGAGAACGCGCCGCGAAACTGCAGCAGGCGATGAGTCGTGCCCGAAGTCGCTAACCTCCAGGTCGTCGTCTCAGCCGACACCAGCGCCGCCGAGCGCGGTCTTTCTGACCTCGGGACCAAGGTCAACAGCGCGGGGTCGGCGTTGCAGACGGCGCTTGGCGGCGCGGCTATCGCCGCCGTCGCCGGGCTCGGCGCCGCGTTCGTCGGTTCGGTCAATTCGGCCATGGACTTCGAAAAGCAGATGTCCGCCATCTCGGCCGTCACGGGAGCCTCTGCCGCAGAGATGGAGGCGCTGACGGCGACGGCGTTGCAGCTCGGCAAGGACACCAGCTTTTCCGCCAAAGAGGCGGCCCAGGGGATCGAGGAGCTGGTGAAGGCTGGCGTCTCGGTTGAGGACGCCATCGGCGGCGGAGCTCGCGCGGCGCTCGACCTGGCGGCGGCTGGCGCCATCAGCGTCGGCGACGCCGCCGAGATCGCGTCGAACGCGATGAACGTCTTCAACCTCTCTGGCGGCGACATGGGGCATGTCGCCGACGTGATCGCCGGCGCGGCCAACGCCTCGGCCATCAGCGTCAACGACTACAAGTTCTCGCTCGCGGCGGCTGGCGCGGTCGCGTCCACGGTCGGGATCGGATTCGAGTCGCTTTCGGAAGCGATCGCCGTCATGGGCCAGGCCGGCATCAAAGGATCTGACGCTGGCACGTCGTTGAAAACGATGATGATGAACCTGATCCCGTCCACCAACAAGCAGAAAGACCTGTTCCGCGAGTTGGGCCTCATCACGTTCGACGTCCAGCGCGGGCTCGAGGGCGCCGCCAAGCTCGGCATCCAGCCAGCGACGCAAGACCTGGCAGGGCTATCGGCCGCGATGATGGACTCCCTCGGGCTCTCGCGAGATACGGCGACCTGGACGAAGAAACAGGAGCAACAATACGAGGAGCTGTCGAGCAAGCTTGGGCTGACCCAGAACGCGTTCTTTGACGCGACCGGCAAAGCCAGGTCGTTCTCCGAGATCGCGCAGGTGCTCCAGGACGCGCTGAAAGGCATGACCAAGGAGCAGCAGTTGGCGACGCTCGAGGTCATGTTCGGCTCGGACGCGATCCGGGCCGGCGCGGTCATGATGGAAGCCGGCGCACAGGGCTTCACCGATATGGCCGAGGCGATGTCGAAGGTCACGGCGCAAGCGGTCGCCGAAGAACGGCTGAACAACCTGGCCGGCTCACTGGAAAAGCTCAAAGGCTCGGTCGAAACGGCCATGATCATCTTCGGCGGCCTGTTCACGCCGATCTTGAAGGGCTGGGTAGACACGCTCACGGAGTACGTCAACCAGGGCATCGAGATCCTCGAGAAGCTGCCGAAGGCGTGGGACGGGATCGTCGAGGCGTTCACGACCGGCGACATCGGCGCCGACGCGCTCGCGGGCTTTACCGACCTGTTCGGCGACTTCGGCACGACCGTGCAGGCGGCGCTGATGATGGCCGGCAACGCGTTCCGCACGCTCCAGCCGGCGCTCGACGCGTTCGGGAGCTGGCTCTCGACGCATACCGAGCTGATCTACGGGCTCGGGGTCGCGCTCTTGTCGCTGATGGCCGCTCAGGCGGTCGTGGCCGTCATCAGCGGCATCGGCGCGGCGATCGCGCTGCTGACGTCGCCGATCGGGCTCGTCGTCGGCGCCATCGCGATCCTCTCCGCCGCCTGGATCGGCAACTGGGGCGGCATCCAGGAAAAGACCGCCGCCGTCTGGGCCTACCTCGAGCCGACGTTCACGGCGTTAGCGGCCTGGCTCGGCGAGAAGATCCCGCCGCTCCTGGACTGGATCGCCACCGTGGGCTGGCCGGCCCTGGTCAGCGCCGGCACCGCCGTGGCCGACTTCGTGACCGGGACGCTGATCCCGGCGCTCACGACGCTAGCCGAATGGCTGGGGCCAAAGCTGGTCGACGTCTGCACCTGGATCTCCGAAACCGGCTGGCCGGCCCTGGTCGCGGCCGGCGAGGCCGTCTACGGGATGGTCCAGGTGATGCACCAGTGGTTCACGGACCTGTTTGTGGCCCTGGAGCAGCGCGGCGTGTTTACCGAGCTGCAAGCGCTCTGGCGCGACCTGACGACGATCGCGGCTAGCCTGTGGCAGACGATCCAGCTCGTCTGGGACTGGTTGACGAAGGTCAACACGGCGGCGGGCGAGACGACCAGCGGGCCGGCCGCGCGCGCGGTTGACTGGTTCAAGAACCTCGGGCAAGCGGCGTACGAAGCGGCCGGCGGCGTGGACGCGATCGCCCGAGGGTTCGGGAACTTCATCCGCGACATCCGGACCGGCCTCGGCTGGATTCAGCAGCTCATCGACAAGCTCAACCGCCTGATCGGCAAACAAAAAGAAGCGGCCAGCCGCTCGGAGTACAGTAGCCGCGAGAGCAGGGAGTTGGCGCACGGCGGGATCATCTCCGAGCCGGTCGTCGGCTACGGCCTGCGCTCGGGTGCGCGCTACTCGATCGGCGAGGCCGGGCCGGAGGCGGTCGTCCCGCTCGGCGGCAGCTCGGGCGGCTACGGCGGCGCGGCCGGCGGCATGACCGGCCTGGTCGTCAACGTCAACGTCTACGGCTCGGCGTTAGCATCCAGGCAGGAGATCGCCGACGCCGTCGTGGTCGGCCTGTCAGCGGCCCAGCAGCAGGGCCGGACCAGGCTGTCGGTCGTATGAGCAGCCCGTCGTCGCGCTACACCTCGCTGGTCGACTGGGACGCCAACGGGAATTACACCGGCACCTACGACGACATCACCCACTACGTCCTGCCGGCCGACACGATCACGGTCAGCGGGCAGGGCCGCGACCAGGCCAGAGGGACGGCACCGCCCCAGCAGCCGAGGATGGAGCAGACGCTCCTCAACCTCGACCGCCTGTTTTCCTCGGAGTTCGCGTCGTCGCCGTTAGCGGGCAACCTGCTGCCAGGCCGGCCGACGCAGTTCCGAATCACCATCGGCAACGACTGGCTCATGGACTCACCAGACGTCCCGATGGATTCGCCCGAACACTTCATGGAAGGGGCCGGCTTCGCCTACGCGCTGTTCACCGGCGTCATCGACAGCATCGATGAAGACCCGATCCTCGGCCGGAACCGCGTCAGGCTGACGTCGCACGGCCGGCTGAGCCGGCTCGAGCGGGCCCGCGTCGAGACGCAGCTGTACGCGTCGATCACGACCGGCGCGGCGATGCAGTACCTGCTGGCGGCGGCCGGCCTCTCGGCGTCGGAATACAGCATCGACAGCGACGTCGTCACGAACGGGCGGATTCTCGCCTACTGGTACGGCGACGGCTCCGACGCCTACAGCCAGGCGCTCGCGCTCTGGGCGACCGAGGGCTATAGCGCGTTCTTCGGCGAGGACGAAGACGGTATCATTCTCTTCCAGGGCCGCAACTACCGCACGCTCTCCGAGCGGTCGCAGGAGGTCCAGGCGACGTTTCGCGACGTGCTGTCCGG